CAGGGCTACGCTAATTAAAGTTGTGACCTCAAAAACTCGGACTTAACCGAGAAAAAATTTTGATCACAAAATTAAATTCGGCGCAGTCCGGTACAACAAAGTTGTACCCCAATCGGCCACAGATTGGTAAGATGTTGTTTCCTGCTAGCACATCTATAAAGCTACTTTTCATTAGAAGGGGTGTCAGTCCCCATTTGACCCTTAAGCAGGATCTGGTGGTGCATTCTCGAAATACATGGGAGGAAGACCCGTATAAAAATACGGTGTCCAATCCTCTCCACAAGCAACATGTACTTCAAGAAGTGAATCGGAATCTCCATCGAGAAAATATTGGTATTTCCATCCGGCCATGCGAATGCCTAGGAAATTGGTTGCACCAGTGTAGTTTTGATGCTTTCCAGGAACAAACCTATAGTTTGAATAGAATGGAACTTCAAACTCACAAGCAGGGTTAATGTCAGAAGTAATACGGTGTAAACCGTTATATCCAACTAAACTCTTAACTCGTGTTTCTCCAGTTGTTCCAGCGCCAAGTACTGCAGCTGCAGCAGCTTCATTGTTGTTTGTATACACAAACTGAGCTGCATTATTCTGCAAGTAATTGTCACCAGAAGCTGGAAAATCGGCTCGCTCAATCATTCCAACCATTGTGTCAGATGAACTACGATTACCCCGAGGAATAATCTTGTATCTCATCGATCCACGATGTCCAGAATGAGCAGTAGAAATCCAATGGAACAAAGTTGTATTACAAAAGTTGTAAGGCACAGGACCTACAGCTTCGTGTACAGCATCTAATACATTACCCCTACAATAAGGATAAATGCATCGAGTTCCAAACATTGTTCGTGCTGAAGCAGCTTCAGGTCCAAAAGCCTCATGTAAAACATAACGTTTTAATAAAGGTCTAAAAGACTTGATTGTTTCACCCATAAAAACGGAAGCAATATTCGTTAATGGGTCAGGCGCAATGCCTACACGATCAGATTCTTCTTGCATTGGTGCATCTGTTTCATCAGTATTTGGTCCTTCTCCTTCCTTTAAAGTACCACTTTGTGGTTCTAAAACACCACTTTGTGGTTTAAGAACAAAGCGACCAATCTGATCATAGGGGACTGCACATTGAAAATCGTCCCCAGCTGAAATATATACATTAACTTGAATGTCGTTATTTACAGTACTATTAGGAGTTGTCAACTCATTAACAACTCTTACAGATAATACTCCATTACCTGGACCTTTACTACCAAAAGGTAATACATTATACGATGTTGCTATTGAATCAAATCCTGGTTCAATATGGTCAAGCCATGTAACATCTTGTCCATTGGAAATGGAAATAGTAAAATCACTCTTTTCATTAATATCTACAATTTCTAAATAATTCGTGTTATATTCACTGGTTGCTCCAAAATTTGGATCATACACGAATCTAAGTCGTCCTCTGTGAAATCCAGAAGACACAATTTGGAACCTGTAATTAATGGTTCCAGTCCAGTACCTAAAAGGCAGTGCTGCAACTGCCGTTGATGGAAAGTAAAATGCATTACTATTTTCAGCCCAGGTACAGGGGTCTACTCTAACATTCCACAAATGAGTTTCAGGTCCATCTGCAACAGTCCAATCAAAAGTAGTCAAAAATGATTCACGTTGAGCAATACCAAGAACATCAAGAGGATCCGAACAATTAACACCAGCAATTGTCGGGTCTACTGATAATTCTTGTTTATCGTCAACTGTAATTTTAACTGCTCCATCAGGAGTTGTTGTAGTTGCCAAACTAGAAACCATTGTGGGTCTCAGAGGTGCAGGGTCAGCTGTTACATTAGGTCTCGCATAACCTAATAATTTTGCCATTTGAGATGTCATACTAGCAACTTTAGAAGTTGCTATAGCATAAGGTTTGATTAATGGAATCTGAGAAACGATATCTGCCGCAGCAGCTATTCGTGTCGCAGGTCCAGATATCATACCTTCTTTGTTTGCTTCTTCAATCTCACCAGATTGAGGAATAATTGTGTCAGTATCAACAGAAGTCAATACAGACATAGATACATCCTCGGCCCAAGCAAAAATACTAATGGATACATTTTCAGTTGCTCCATTTGCATGTTTGAGTGGGTTAATCTCTCGTATATATAATCTACCCATAGCATCCCAATCAGAAGTAGGGATGTTCAAATAATTCTTAGGCCAGAAGAATGGTAAAACCATTTCTCCTGCTACAGAATTAGTAGGATTAATAAATACTTTTGGCATTTGTAACAATTGTGTCAAATTTTCTTGAACAACGGGAGAAGTATTAGTCAATGCATCAACTCCAGCTAAGGGATGATATATTGCGGCAGATCTTCCGTATAAGAACGCATTTCCATTTATCACAAACTTCAAATGAAGTTTACAACGTAATAAATTGAAATTTGTAATACGATTTGACACCCTTGGGTTGTTAAAATATAATCCCCAGGGATCAATACTAGCAACTGGCAAACCACTTGCAGTGGTCCAATTGACAGTACCAATTTTAATTGGTCTCCTGAAGAAATTTTCTAACGAAGCATCATTGCTGTCTTGAGCCATACGTGTTGCATCTAGTTCCCCTGATGCATCAACTACATGGTTAACACTGGTGTCGTTGAATTTTACATTTTGTTCTACAATATCAGCCATTTTCATGACTTCAACAGAAGCATTTCCAGATTGAGGTTCTAAACAAAATTCCCCAACTGGTACTTCATTGACATTGAAAAACTCTAACAAAGATTCTTCGACTATATCAACAATGATTTGTGAAACGACCACATCCGTGTCTTCCACTATTTTGTTATAATTTATATATTTGTTATTTACATTATTATTGTTATTTACAGTAGTAGTCTATTTATTTTACAGATCATTGTCCGACTAAACAATGATTGCTTACGCTTTTCTGATGTGGCTATCATCTCCTCTAAATAGAGGTAATCCTTTAATGGATTGCCATATGTACAAAGCCTCAACTATTAAACTAAGCGATAATATTTACAAAATTGGGTATCCATATATACATAAAGTTTTTGCTCTGCCGTAGCATCCTGAACATTAACAGGATTTTTAAGACTCAGCATCAAGGACGATATCTACTTCTTCATCAGTAGAATCTTCTCCCAAATACTTTTGTCTCCATTTTTGTACCCTAACATCGTAAGATACATCTAAGGCAGGACACAAATGTTCTATTTCACACATTTGAGCAACCTTCCTTAATTTTTCCTTGCGGTCATCAAAAGTTTCACGACCATAATAAAACCAGTCGTGCAAAGAACTTTCAATATTATTGGCAGCATGCATAGGTAAGGTCAACTCTTTAGAAAGTAAATGTGAATGTAGACGTTTGAAAATAGAATCTTCTGATAAAAGACCCACTTTCCTGTCTAAATCTTCATTAAATACACATTTCCTTTTTAAGAAATCAACTTCTTTCTCATGCATATAATGTTTTGGTGTTGACTCTTTATCTGGCATTGTAAACTTCATATCGTGTTCAGCAAGCCACTCAGCATACGTAATGTGAGTGAACTTATCACAATTTTCAGAAACAGTGCCAATAACATCATCACCATAAGTCAAGAACGAACAATTTTCTTTAAAATCCTCATCAGGATAAAATGTAAAGAAACAACTTCGCAAAAGTAAAGAATTAACAAGTGAATTAATAATAACTGTGAGGTTTTGTCCCGAAGGATTAGTTCCAAACAATTGAATCAAATCACCATTATATGCCATAACAGGATATACTACTTCATTAACAACCATCTCCATAAGATGGATATCTTCATCAGTATACTTATCACACTTGCGAGCAATATCAATTAAGATATCAAATGCAGCAATTGTGACTTGTGCTGGCATTCTAACATCATACTTACTGTAATCTCCAGCAAGTACACGTTCCTTTCCTTTACTCATTGCTGCTTCCCACAATTCTTCCCATTCTAGACCTTCAGAATTGACTCCAACTGCACATTCATACAATATTGGATTCATCTGAATAATTCTAACGATAGGCAAGAAATACATGCGAATCAGCAATTGAAGGACAAGTGGAGCACTTTGAAATACCCTTACTTTATCTTTCGTTTGTTTTGTTGATTCGTCTTTAAGGCATGACTTCCAAACCATATAACATCTTTCACCAGATTTTAAAATTGAAACTATTTTGTCAAATTCGTCCCAAACTTCTGGTGTAAATGTACGTGGTTTGCCTACTCCAAGATCTTCATCAGTGTCAATATCCACAAGGAATGGATGTTTTGAACCACTTAACGGAAAACCAGGAGAGGAATTAAAATTCATAGGATCAATAAATTTAACACCACGCAAACCACTAACAGTAGCGACTCGCGACAATGGCGCACATTCAAATAATTCTGGAATTTTAATTGCTAAACCAGTTGTCAAATCCTTCATGGAACGTACTGCTTTTGACAATACACTTCCAATAGGAAGACTAGGTACAGCAGCATGCACAAGTGTTGCTTGATATGGAAACCTACCCTTACCTTTCATTTTTGGTGGACCCCATTTCTGAGGAACGTCAAAAACTTTTGTAACAGCATCTGATATAATGGTAGGAGACACCTTGCTATAGGGTGTAGCCTTACCACTTGTTTTTCCATAAACATCAATACAAGCTCCTTCTGTTAAAAAGTTAACAGCACTTCTTGGATGAATTTCATCTCCTTCAAAAATGTTCTTTCCAAAAGTTTCAGAAGGAAAATCTCCCATGTTGGGTGATAATTGGCCACTACTAGCAGACAAAACAACCCCATCAACGCCTTTTAAAGCGCTGACAGCCAAGTTGATTTGATCTACAGTAAGTGTACCACAACCACCTTTTTGGTGTTTTCCTCCTAAGTGAAATCCTAAAATAGTGGAACCTTTCTCATCACTAATAATTGGAGACATACACATTCCAGCCTTCGTTACTATAGGTAAAGTATAATAACTACCAACAAAATCGGCTAGAGTATGTTTAACAATAGTGGTTCCTTCAAACAATAACGGAATTGCTTGAACTTCACTTTCTAAAATATCTCGTGTAACCATTTTTGCTGCTGACTTTTTAAGAACATTACCAGCAGGTAAAAACTTTCTAAAATCCTTCATCGAACCTCCTCCTGTAACATAACATAATGTGAAATCAGTATGAGGAATATTAAAAGAAAAAGACTTAGAAATTTTATCCCTGAAATAACTCCCAACTTTGTTGCCACCTGTTTTGTAACATTTAATTGAAATATCACGATCTCCATGATATTCAATAAAATGTGTCGGCAACAACATAAAATTGGAAACTATATAGAATCCAAGGGATGTTTTATTATTATCAGAAACAACTCCAACTAGATTTGTACGCATTGCGCGTGCCAAATTATCACTAGTAGTTGTTTTGGATGGAACAGACATTGGTAAAGGTACCGTTTCAGCAACTAACCAAAAATTTTCTCGATTGTCACACTCATTGATATCCTCTATGGTTTCTGGTTCTAAACCTGACTGTGCGTTCAAATAACGAGAACGCATAGTGGCTAGAACTATTCCAATAGCTCCAAGTACAATAATGGCATAACGAAATTGCCATTTCTGAGTATAAGTAATAACTACATCTTTTAATTCCAAAATACGATTACGTACCATACATCTATAAGTTTGGATTGTAGTACATGTATAAAAATACATACTAAAACATGTTGCTACTAACCAAATTAAACTAAATCTTGGAACACCATACATCAAAACAAACATCATAAAAATGAAAAATGAATTTCCTGTAATTAATGATTGTTTTAATTCATTGCGCCAAAATATTAGTCCAAATTTTAAAACATATGGGTGACAAATATATGATTCAGGCATAAAATCAACTCGTTCCCACCAAAGACATATTGCATTGGCGGCCAAAACGGATGATGTTAATGCACGTTCATAATAAGCTTGAATTCGTTCAGCACGTGAATGAAAGAAAGTTTTTGTTTTCCCAGAATAATAAGAAAACTCACCGAAGTGAGGTTCAAGTACTGGTGACACAGATTCTTCCTTCTTATCACATGACACGTATTTAATTGTTTTATCACAATTACAATAAAGCATATTACATTTATCACATTTAACGGGTTTCTTATCTTGTCGTGCAATTAATTGTCCTTCAGCAGAAAAATGTTTCTTTGACTCTATTTGTAACCATCGCAAATATTCAAAAACAGAAACATTTTCCAATGTTTTGCCTTCAAATTTAACTGGTTTCATATTAGCCATGTTAATAAAACGTTTATTCTGGACAACATATGTACGAACAGTAAGATTCCAAACGTCAGGACAAGAAATTACACCAAAATGATCTTCTATCTTTTGTTTATCAAGAATCCCATCACTACAAAATTGTGGTTTGGGGATAACTTTAACATGATATAATCGACGCAATAAAGATTCCGGTTCATTGGAATACTTTTGTGCGTTCAAATGTTCAACATTAGAAGAAACAATACAAAAATAGGGATTTAAAGAAACTTTCCCTTTGAGGAATACATCAGCCATAGGTGCCAAATATTTAATATTATTAATCACTTGAATCAATCTATACGCTGGTGAAAAATCCAAAAACTCTTCTTTTGTATTTGCAAAATCATCAAAAATAATAGCATTGATATGTGAACGAATAGATGATGCGAACTTGTCATTATCTGCCCAAGTTGCAACTCTATCATCATCTGCACTCAAATCATTATAAATGAGACCTGCTTTAACTGAAAGGTTGGTAAGTGTAGACTTTCCACAACCTGATTGTCCAAACAGACTAACAGCAAATGGTGCAATACGTAAACCTCCACGGGTACGCAATTGCGTGAACTCAGTTTCATTGTCTCTCAATTTATCCATTCGATCAGAAACATACTTCCTTTCAAAAGTTTGACTTCTTTTAATAGTTCTTAAGAGATTATCACCATGTTCAATTGCTTTCTTCAAACGTAATTCATATTCGTTATCATCAATTTTTGTATATTCTAAAAGATTTCCTGCTAAAGCATATCCGTGAAAAGATCGAATTTCATTATACATTTTATCAAATTCTGACACTTTATCATCTTCCATAAAGAAAGCAGAAACATCTCCTGTTTGATAAACACGCCATCCACCTTTCATAAAACCTGAAACAGATTCATAAAAGGCTTCAAAAATATCTCCAGCAGCTAACTGCTTTTTAGAAACTATTGGTGTAAATAAAGAAACATTTCCCAATTTAAATGTTAAATCTGCAGTGGAACACATTCCAGCAGAAACTATAACATTAATAAGATGAGAAAATTTCTTAGCAACGGTTGAATTTCGAAAATCTTTCCAATTAGTAAAGGCCATATCAATTGCTATATGCCAAGGAACTTCTTCTTCTTCCGAACCTTGCGGTTCAAGCATAAGTTCATCTTGTTCTTCTTGCAACGATTCACTGCCAAATGCTTCCTCCAACATTAAATCAATTTGATCGCGTCCTGACCGGCTAGACCAATCTGAGACATAATCTATTTTCATAATTTGTCGATAACAATATAATGGTAATGATTCCTTTACATGAGCTTGTAAATACTGAGTAATAGCGGCAATAATATGGCGTTTCTTTGTAGCGGCGCTAAGCCCTTCAAAAAGACACCAAACTTGTATTGCCTCTTTCAAATATGGATCCATTTGCATGAATCCCATTTGTGGTTCAAGTACTGGTTTCGTTAACCTTTGATATGTAACAAATACTAATTTCGTCGTTCTGGTTAGTCCATAAACTAACGCGACGACGGACAAAAAGTATGAAACAATTCGGGTAAACGAATCCAAATATCCTTGACTCAGTAAAAACATGAAAGACAACCAAAACATGCAAATGCATAATGGTGGTCTTTCACTTACTTTGATTTTAATATAAGTTTTCTCTCTTTTCCTCTTAGAAAACTTATTCATTCCTGGTGCACAGAAATGCTTCGAAGTGGTGAACTTCGGGGGCATGGTTGACTTACGTCTAGAGTCCTTACAGCGGTTTCCCTCCGCAACATTAAAGACCATGCTTGATTAAAATAACACCCATCTATGTATCAAAATAGCGGGCTGTTGTTTACAACTTATTTGATTGTACTTATATCGGCGCTCAAACGGAACTTAATCCGGAGCTATACCTAAAACGACGGAAACAATCATTCGTCTTCGAATAAAAATTGTACTAAACATGTTCAGTAGAACTTAATATTTGTATTAGCTAAGGTGTCGCTCAGAGTAACCAACTCTGTCTAACATCTCCTAGTGATAGTAAGTATATATATAACTCAAACTTGCTAACCACTCACAGAATATTCTTCAACACTACGTCTTATTCTTCCTTACAGTATATTATCTGTAGGACTGCGTT